CGACATACAGAGTTGAAAGGCTGGATAACAAACGCAGTGGTATATGCGAACCAAGAAGATGTGAGAATGCCAAAATGACCCCCCCTACTCACAGTCCAAGACATAGCAGACGTCCTCCGGACAACCCCCACGGTTGCCCGGTCGATAATGCTCGAAGCGCACCAGCAACCGCTGGATTTGGGCCGTGGGCGGTGCCGTGGGTATCGGTGGACAAAGACGCAGCTTGAAAAGGTCATTGAGTTTGTCAGCCCCCCAACCAAAAGTTTCAGCTCCTAGCCTTCGCAACGCTGAGGTCGTGGGTTCAATCCCCATCGCCTCCACCAACAAAATCAAGGGTTTGCAAAGGAAAATTTGCGAACCCTTTTTTTGAGCCATAGAAGCGAGCCTTGACATCCTCCCCGCCCTGAAGGACGGGGATTCCCAATTCATCGAAGCGAGCCGACTCAGGCATGCGCCTGCTCCGGGATTACCGCTTCTCCAAGGGCTGCAACCGCATGTCCTGCGGCCAGTATGTTGCGGGCGGCGTTGACGTCGCGGTCATGGACGGTTCCGCACTCAGGGCACGTCCAGTGACGGCACGACAGGGGCATTTTGCCCATGATGTAGCCGCAGTCCGCACAACGTTTACTTGACGGATACCACCGGTCGATCCCGATCAGGGTCCGTCCGTACCACCGGGCTTTGTAATCGAGTTGCCGGATGAATTCACTCCATCCGGCATCAGATATCGACTTGGACAGGTGGCGGTTTTTGACCATATTGGTCACGGCCAAGGTCTCAACGGCGATCACTTGGTTCTCGCGAATGAGCCGGGTGGAGACCTTATGCAGAAAATCCTGCCGGGTATCGGCGATTTTCGCATGGAGCCGGGCCACTTTCTGCTTGGCCTTGGCTCGGTTCTTTGATCCTTTTTGCTTTTTGCTCAGGCGGCGCTGCAACATCGCAAGCTTCTTTTCGTTGCGGCGGAAGGTGTTTGGGGCGGCGATCTTCTCGCCCGTGGACAGAATGGCGAAGTGGGTCAGCCCCAGGTCAATCCCAACCTGACCGGGGACTTCCGGCAAGGGTGTAACGGTATCGTCGCACAGCAGGGATACGAAGTAGCGTCCTGCGGTGTCTTTGGAGACGGTACAGGTGGTGACTTTAGCCCCCTCGGGGATGGGACGTGACCAGCGAATCGCCAATGGCTCTTTCATCTTGGCGAGGGTCAGCGCTATTCCATCCCACGAAAAGCCACTGGCAACGTAGGTGATGGACTGCCTCCCATGCTTTGTCTTAAACGATGGGTAACCAGCTCGTTTAGCGAAGAAGTTATTAAAAGCCCGCTGAAGGTGTTGCAGGGACTGCTGCACCGGTACGGACGAAACTTCTTTGAGCCAAGCGTGATCTTCCTGGCGTTTGAGCTTGGTCAATAAAGCTGAGGTCTCGTGGTATCCAAAGCGCTCTCCCCGCTCAAACCAGGCATCCGTCCGAAGGCGGAGCATGTAGTTATAGACATAGCGAGCACAGCCGAACGTCTGCGCTAAAATCTCTTCCTGCGCCGGAGTAGGGTAAAACCGATATCTGTAAGCTCGCTTAATATCCATGGTTTAAACGATACCATTCTTTCGTTTAAATGTCAACATCTAAACCGTTCCTTATATCCCCGCCGTGAACGACGGGGTTTTACGGAACAAAGGATAAAATACCCCTCCAACTCGTCCATGCTCTCCAGCTTTTGCCCCTGCATGGCAATCTCTGCCACTGCGCAGCGTTCGAGAAAACCCATACCGCGAACGATATTTATCAGGTTGTCATGTTCCGGCGGCGCATCAAGCAGATTGCGGTACACCTGGCGGGTAACGTCGGCGGTATCGTCAAGATCGCGGTTGCACTGGATGATGCACCACCACTCGTCAATGCCTAGCATAGGCACGTGCTTGCGGATGATCTCGATGTAGCGCGAGAAAATCCCGTTAGCACGGGCTGATCGGTTTTCTCCCACGTTCAGCAGTTGGCGGGTGTGGGGTTCTTGATATATTGTTGCGCGTTTGTCCATGTGTGGCTCCTTCTAAGCCCCTGCCGGGGCAGGGGCGGTGTGTGTTTATGCGTTGTTAATTATGAAGTCGTGTATTTCTTCAAGTATTTCCTGATCATCATCTTCAAGGGGATAATATATTTTTTTCGGTTAAAAAAGCCCTTTCTGGTGGCCTGCGTTCCGAGCGGCTTCGCGCATATTTTTGATAAGCTGGCCGAAGTAACTCTCTTTTAGCTCAATCAACACGGCTCTGCGCTTCATCTTGACGGCCACATATCCCTCTGAGCCAATGCCTCCGAACGGTGTTAGGACTGTATCTCCCTCGTTTGTCCACAACTGTATAGCTCTCTCAATAACGTCAAGTTGCAACGGGCATATGTGGCGCTCGTCTTTTTCATCCCGCGCGGATGCTTTTTGCAGCGTGTTGGATTGATTTATATCCATCCACACCGGGGATGCGTAGCGCCTCCAATATTCATGCGAGCGGTTGCCGGTCTTTGGGGGGTCTTCGCCTGCGAATGTTTCAAGTCCTTTCGGGTGTTCTACTCTCTCAGGGTTGTCGCCAGGCTTGCGGAACCCCAGAAGATAATCAGGCAGGCCGGCGCGGCTCATTGAGGAATCTTTGCATAGTTGCTTGTGCATCAAGCCGAGGGCTTTTGTCCGAGTTGCTTCTACAAGGGGATCTTTCCAAATCACATGCTCAGAATGCAGGATAAAACCCTCTGATTCAAAAAGCCTGATAATATCTCCGCGAAAGTCTTTAATGCCGATGTATCCATCTCGCTCTTTCATAAGGGGGATGTTCATGCAGTGTACGGCTACTATCCTGCCAGGCATCATTGTTCTGTAGTGCTCTTTTACTAGGAATCTGTATTGAGTGAAAAACTCATCATAGTTTTTACTATTACCCATATCCCTATCGCTATTACTGTACGTATACAGCGACGAAAAAGGGGGAGAATAAATGGAAAAATGCACACTGTGATCGGGGATTCCCTTCATCACTTCGCAGCAGTCCCCGTGATATGCGGCGTATTGTTCGGTTATTTCCTGATTGATTACATCCATTTTGGAACCTCCATCTTTTGATTTGCATTGTATTCTGTCTTGATTGCAGCGGTTTCTTTTATGTTCTCGCGGTTTATGTCTGCCATATGTTCAATCATGCTGTCGGCCATTTTTTTTGCGTCTCTTTCCTTGCGCTTTATATTCTCAACTACAGCCCCCTCTGTCTCTGCGGTTATGATATGCACATGCACATTCCTTTTTTGCCCGAATCTCCAGCATCGGCGCACGGCTTGATAAAACTGCTCATAACTGTCAGATAGTCCGAGGAAAGCGATATTGCTGCAATGTTGCCAGTTCATGCCGAATCCAGCTATTTTGGGCTTACTTATAAGCCGGTTGTATTTGCCATCTGTAAATCCTATCATGCGCTCTTTTTTGACGTCCGGCTTATCTGACCCGGTAACTTCAATGCTATTTTCTATGGCTTTGCAGGCTTTTGAACTCTCATCGTTTAGGTTGCACCACACGAGGAACGGATCATCTTCAGCATTGACAATCTCAGCGCATTTCTTTACGCGGTCATCAATAGTGTTTTTGCGTTCCTGTTGGCGTTCCGTGAGCGTGAGGGCTTCAACTGGAAATAGAAAACCCTCCGGCGCGGATTCTTTTTTGATAACGTGGTGATGGTATATCAGTTTCGGCAGGTCGAATCCTTCATCACTATATCCAAGATCTGAGGGCTTGCGGATATTGACAGCCCATGAGCACAGCCACTTCCAGAACGGTTCCTCTGCGTGTCCTTTCAGCCGCCATTTCGCCGTATCTCCGCCATCGTGTACAAAGAACATAGATAACATTTCCACGCGTGACATCACGCCTAAAAACTCGCTATGGTTGCCGAGTTCCATATGGTCATTAGGTGCGGGAGTGGCGGTGCAACACAGTTTGTATTTTGTTTGTCTGAATTTTTCGATTAGACTGTTGCGAATCTTACCCGTAAAGGATTTTAGAATGGAACTCTCATCAAGCACGACACCGCTAAAATAATCAGCATCGAACTTATCAAGTATTTCATAGTTGGTGATTGTAATCCCTGGCTGTACGTCTGATTGTTCGCGGGTGTATCTTACTTGAATACCGAACTTCTCCCCCTCGCGCACGGTCTGCTCTGCAACTGCTAATGGCGTAAGTATCAGGACGTTGCCGCCGGTCTGTTTTACAACCTGGTCAGCCCATGCTAACTGCATCAGTGTTTTACCCATGCCGCAATCCGCAAAAATTGCAGCGCGTCCAATCTTCAGCGCCCATCTGGTTATGTCGCGTTGAAAGTCGAACATCTCCCCGCATAACTCGCCCGCCTTTATCCCTTGCGGGCTAAATTTTATGCTTTTCGAGCGTATGAACTCTTCATACTCCATTATCATTCCCCCTTCTTTATTCGGTTTTGTTCAGGCAATTTACCAACATATTCTGCGCTGTCGTAACCACAGCTCCGGTTGCTACACAGCCACCCGCGCCACACTCTACCACTCTTATGAACCACCCAATCCATCTGTATCAATTCTGATCCACATATAGGACACATGCTATTCTCCTTCCAGCGCCTTACGCGCTATAAGCGAGCTCTTGGTAAACTCTGCTCCGCATCTAGTACACTTATCTGCTATCCGCATCACTCAACCTCCAGTCCTGTTAAAATATTAAATTCCGGCAATTCTCTCGCCAACATTTCCATCGCTTGCGCGTGTTCCTCGTTAAGATAATCTGATAAAAATGCTTCAAACTTTCGTTCGTCTATGATGCTCACGCCGCCGTCACCCTTGCGCATTGCTTCATGGTATCCACGTTGCGAAAACACCCGGTACGCTACATGCTCGCCGCGCTTTACTTGCACGATCCCGTCAGAGTCGCGCATCATCTCGACCAGCGTTTCCAAGTCTCGCATATCCTCAACCTCCACCGGCACGATCCCGGCCTGAGTTCTTTTCCACATCCTGATTTCCATTCTGAGCCACTTTCTCATGCTTACCTATGCCAACGTATATCCAGGACTTAGTTTTTCGATTGTGGGTAGCAAAATGGAGCCACAGCAACAAATCTGGAGATAGCCTGCACCTCCACTTTCTTGTCGAACCAGTTTTTAGCCCTCATGTGGCGCAACCATTCGTCGATGTTCGCGTTGATGTCGTCCAGGGCGTAGTCCGTCAGCAGCACATCATCCAGCCAGAACTCCAGGTATCCATCCCTGTGCCTGACCTCTACCATTCCCAATCCTCCCGGTTCGCGTCCACAAAGCGTTGATGTTCGCCATGGAACTCGCACGGGATCGACACATTCCTCTGACCACCCCGGTTCTTTCCGATGATGATCTCCGCCTTGCGCTGGTGTTTCTCCAGGTTGTGGGTTGCATTATCCTCAAAGTTTCGGCACTGCTGGCAATACTCGCACTCCCTGAAGGGAAACATAATCACATCGCAATCCTGCTCTATCTCCCCGGAATCCCTCAAGTCTGACATTATCGGGCGTTTATCGGTGCGCTCATCCACTTTTCGCGATAGCTGGCACAGGATCACCACGGGTATGCCTAAGTCTTTTGCCAATCGCTTGAGTCCCCGCGTTACCGTGCCCACCACCGCCGAGCGTTGCGGTCCGTCCGGCATGTCCATAAGCGTGAGGTAGTCAACCACCACCATCTTCAGGCCTCTCCTGACCTGCATCTGCCGCGCCTGGGTCTTGATATGCTGGATAGACACCGAACTGGTATCGTCCACGGCAAACTGCAAATCCTGCAGCCCCGTTGCCGCGGTAGTCATTCGCGACCAATCAGAATCCTTCATGTTCCCGCTTGCCAGGGCGGAGTATTTCACCCCACCCTCAGCGGCAATCATGCGCTCTATCAGCTCGTGGATCAGCATTTCCATGGAGAAAAACAGCACCTGCCCCGCGTTCTTCGCCGCTGCCATCGCCAGGTTGATTGCTATAGCGGTCTTACCCATCCCCGGTCTACCGGCGATAGCGTAGAGTTTCCCCACCTGCAGGCCGTTTGTGGCTCTGTCCAGTCCCGCGATCCCGGTTGTGATACCGACAACGCGCCCCCGGTTCTTGTAGCGTTCTTCAAGTCCGGCAAAGACTTCCGCCAACGCGTCCCCTACCTGCCGGGGTTCGCTCTTCCCCTTCGGTGCGACCTCCAGCAACGAGCTTTCCGCAAACTCAATCATCTGCTCGGCTGTCGATTCTTCCGCCATACCCACCAGATCGGAAGCGATACGCGCTATGCGCTGCCTGGTGTTCCGGTCCCGCAGCTGTTCGCAGTATTTGCGCAGGTGATAACGTGATCCGTGCCCCTCCATCCAATTCGCCAGGTTCGAGGCCGGGACTCCTGTTGTAGCCGATATGCTGACAACATCCGCGCTTTCGGATTTTGTCATTTCCTCCACAACTTGCCGATACTGGCCGGTAAATTCCTCTGGCGATAGAATATCGAGCACGTTGTGTATCTCTTCCGGGAACGTCAACAACGTTCCGACAATCTCCTCTTGTAAATTTATCATCACACACACTCGTAGTCTTGAAAGACGTTATTATCTCGTGGCACTCTGCCGCCGGATCGCGGTCTGGCAGAATCCTCCTTTGCCGCCAGTATCTTCTGGAATTTGGTCAGGCCGTCAGACTTCTTCCTCAGCGAAGCGATAGACAGAACGTTGCGCTGCCAGAAGTCGTCTTTTACCGCCCACCGGAGCACGTCCTTGACATCATCCAGGGTGTGACCGTCAATGCGGATCAGCTTGTCCACGGTTTCGGTTCCGCTTTTAATCAGAGTTTCCGTTATCGCTGGTGCGCGTTTATCCATCTCCTGTTTGACGTGCTCCTGGAATGAACGCACAAACTCGACGATTGATTCATCGAAATTATCTGACCACACATCCGACTGCTCGGCAGAGTTGTCGGGAGTGTTCTTCTCTGTCTCTGTCTCTGTCTCTGTCTCTGGGGTTACGGTTGAGATACGGTTTTGTAACGCTCCCGTTACGGATTCGTTACATGACTGTTTTTGCTCAATAAATCCGTTTGCCTCACATTCGGCGACCCCATCCTCGACAACTTGTCGCGACAACCTAAGCCTGAAGGCTATTTTGTCCAATCCGTCACGGATCAAACCGGATGTAGGATCTTCATCTTCGCTTGCAAGCAACCACAGCATCGGAAGTAGCGCCCTCGCCTCTGCGCTCATACACTGGTACTCGAAATTATCCAGCAGAGACTTATGGAATCTGATCCAGGGCGGCTTCCTGTCTTTGTATGATTGAAATGACGACCAATTATTTATCTGTATCAATGTCGCACCTCTGTTTTCCTTGCAATCATTCACAGTTTTGTTAAATCATCTGAATGAACCACAATCCAGAAACCCGGCCTGCCATTCTCCGACAGACACACCACCGGCGTCTTGTTTTCCTTCTTGGCACGTACCTTGACCGAATCCCACAATGTGACAACGCTGTGCTTTTTGCGCTTCTTGCACTCTATATATAGCGTCTCGTGGTTGACATCGGCTTTGGTATCATCACCCAGGACAGGGCAACGCTTACCGCCGAAATACGACGCTGCTAGTCTTTCAAACTTCTTCCATGCTTTATCCGCCATGCCTTTTCCTCCTTGCACTCTTGTTCGGACATTCCTCACCTCCGCTTGCCGCACATCCGCGTTTCTCAATAAACCGCCCGGCGCAGCAGAACTCTTTGCAATATTTGGGGTCTACCTCAGTTTTTAACATCCAGCACCCCCTCATCTATCGCCCTGCCCAGGGTTCGGGCTATATACTCCCACTGGTCGCTCCAGGGGTAATCACTGTTGTGCATAGCAAGGTGGTGAGCTGCACAAAGGGGCATTGTCATGCTATCCGGGGCTTTGGTTCCCATGCCGCCCATACCGCCTATACCTATAATGTGGTGTGCGTGGTCGGACGGTCTGCCGCAGATTGCACATGGAAGGGAACGCACGAAGGCCAGGTATTTTTTATTGCGCCATTTTTTTTGCTTGAAGTTCATCACTCATATCCTTGTAGTTGCTTTCAAAAACCGCTTTAGCAAATCCGAGCGGGGTAGCGCTCCGGATATTGTGCCTCTCCGGGCCAGGCGGACACTTGTGTATCCTGTCGTCCGGCCTGTCCGCCCCTTCAAGTTGAAACGCTGCAGGCATCGCAAAGCCCCCCCGGTCCACAGGCATGTTTTTTTAGTGTAATTATCCTCCGGTCTGTACCCGGTAAAGTGGTGTGGACTGAACGTGTGATCCGGCTTTCGCCAATGGCTCGCAATGTTACTCACCGGATTTTCTATCAAGTACGGTGCGCCGCTCCACTCTGCAAACTCAGCTGCAGTTGCAAACATTTCTATACTCGATGCCAAGCGGCGCAGCCCCTTACCCTTGAACCACCTTGCCCCACTTACTGCCAGATGTGTGCAGGGCGGAAACGCTGAAACAAAAGCGATCCTTCTGCGCTCAACAGGGCAAAGCCATGGACGGCTCAGGTCTGCATGAACCTTATGCAGCCGACCTTCGCTCGTAACTCCCCCGCTTTCGTATGCCACCGGATGTTGTGTATCTACGATCCAGCACTCAAAACCAGCTTCCAGCCAAGGCTCAACCATCTTCCCGGTCAGATCAAAAAGGCTTATAACGGTGTCTTTAACCATCTTCCCTCCATTCCGGTGCAGGTATCGCAATCTCAAGGCGGTTCCAGCAAAAGCGAATCAAGCTGTCTATGTATTCGCTCCACGCCTTGCGGTCTGATTTCTTCAGTTCCGGGGTAAATTCTTTTACCTCTCCGCAAATTTCTTTATGTACCGGGCCGATTATCTTGCGCTTCATGTAGTCGTGCATCTCTTCTACGGTGAATGTGTCGCCGGTTCCGCTTTCTTCGAGCTTGCGGATCATGGCCGGGTAGATAACCCCGAAGGTGTAAGCCAACTGTTCCAGGGTTTTCTTGTCTTTGTGCTTCTGGAATAGCACCTCGTACCCTTCCGGCACTTCGTCTACAAGCTCATGCGCACGCTGGCGCTGTTTGTCGCTTCTGATTATTATCTTCGTTTTCAATGGGTTCTCCCGTTATCTCTATGCTTGTGCCCTTGCCCCGCCATGTGTAAGGGTAGGGTTTCGTTCCAGATTTAAGCATCTGATCCTTCACCCAATTCGGGCCGCCGTTTGATACGTCGCGCACGTCCAGGGTTATAGTCATACCAACCACTCCCCGTACTGCAGGTTTACATACAGATG